ATGAGTAGAATAGAAAGAAGAAAAAAAGATAGAGAAAGCAAACTCGCCAAAGTTAAAACTGCTCTCTCTATCTTACCCATTTTAATAAATTTAATTGATAAACTAATTAAATTATTAAAAGATTTATAGTTTTGTAAGCTAGGAAGAATTTAATCTTCTTCCTAGTGACTTCTTTCTAAATATTATAACACATTTTCTATAAAATATGAGTGATAAAGTTTATAAATTCTGTCTTATTATAGTTGCTATAACTATAGTAATAGACATAATACTTTTATTTTTACATTTTAATATCAACAATATAATAGGATTAATAGTAAGCATTTTATTGTTAATATTTGTTACATTACAATATAAAAAAGGAGGAAAATAGTTTGGAGCAAAAAGAATCTAAAATAGTTTACAGTAAAGGTGGTTCAGGTACTTATTCGGCTAAAATTTCTTTACCTTTAAGCCAACTTGAAAAAATGGGATTTACAAGGGAAAAACGTAAGGCTGTAGTTATTTTTAAGGAAGATGAGATTATAATAAAAAAATCTGATGAGGAATAACTCTAAAATAAGTGGGTGTATAATGTAAACATCCACTTATTTTTATTATATTTTGTATTTTATATTAATATATTTTATAACTTTATTGAAAAATATGGAATATTTATTGACTTTCACGTCACGTGATGATATAATATAAATATAGAAAGGAGGTAAGAAAGTGGGGAGATTAGAAAGAAGAAAAAATAAAAGAGAAAACAAATTTAATAAAATTAAAAATGCTTTCTCTTTCACATTAGTTTTAATTAATCTAGTACTCGCAATACTAAGATTGATTAAAGAATTATAAGTTTCAATCCTAGGAGGAAAATACCTTCCTTCTAGGTAGCTTCTTTCTAATATTATAACACATTTTCTAATTTAATATGAATAATAAATTTTATAGAATTTGTATGATTATTCTTGGTATCACTATAGTTTTAAATATTATTAATATAATAATAAGTTTTACTTTTAAAGCTCTTATTGCTTTGGTATTTACTTTATTATTGCTGGCATTTATTAATAGTAGAAAGGAATGATATTATTGGAGCAAAGAAAACTTAGAATTGGATTTAATAAAAGTGGCAAAGGCTCTTTTACACCCAGATTGATACTTCCAATGTCATGGATTAAAGAGATGAATATCTCTCCTGATGAAAGGGATGTTCTTGTTACTTTTGAGGATGGAAAAATAATTATTGAAAAAACTGAAAATGAATAAAAAAAGGTGGTAGTGATTGTTTATAGTTGCTACCTTCTACTCTATTTATTAAATTTATCAATATCTTTTTCATGATATGCTTTTTAGTAATAAGATATATCTTATTAAAGATTTTCTCCATCTTAATATACAAACAAAAATAATAACTAAAATTAATCAATATATTGTAGTATATGTTGTCAATTCTCATTTTTTGAATTTTATAAATTTATCGAAAAATGTAAATAAAAACATTGCATTATACGCCCCGTAACATTATAATATATTTATAGACAAGGAGGTGAGAAAACAAAAGCTAAGAAAGGAGGACAAAGAAAGTGGGGAGATTAGAAAGAAGAAAAAATAAAAAAGAGAACAAATTTAATATAATTAAAAAAGTTCTCTTTTTTATATTATTAATACTAAATATAGCTCTTACAGTTTTAAGGCTAATTAAAGAACTATAAGAGTTAAGCCTAGAAGGAAATGCAGTTCCTTCTAGGTGACTTCTTTCTAATATTATAACATACTTTCTAAAATGCCATGAATAGAAATTTTTACAAAATATGTGTTGCTGTTGTTTTAATAACTATAGTGTTTGATGTAATACTCTTAATAAAAAGTTTTGATATATGGAATATTATTGGATTATTAATAAGTATCTCACTATTAGTTTTCTTTACAAAAGAATTAAAAAGGGATGGTAATTAAATGGAACAAAGAGAATTAAATATAAGTTTTCATAAAAGTGGAAATGGCTATACTACTACTAGATTATCTTTACCTATTAATTGGGTTAAAGAACTAGGTATCTCTCAAGATGAAAGAAAAGTTATAGTTACACTTGAAGATGGAAAAATAATTATTGAAAAAGCTGAAAATGAATAAAAAAAGAGGTAGTAACCATTTCCAGTTACTACCTCCTAATCGATTTACTTGTTTATAAAATCTAGTGCCTTATAAAGAGTGTCAAATCTATCATTACCTTTTATCATGGTATAATTTTCTTTAGTCATGGAACCTATCTTCTCACATGCTCCACCACCAACAACATATAAATTTTCTGTCTGACCTGGTATGTAATCTTTTATATCACATATTAGTATTTTACCATCATTATATCCCCAGCCAACTACAGTTGCAGGTATTTTGTCAACTGCTCCATCATAAACGATTGTATGTTTGTACATGATTCTTCCCTCACCATTCTCTTTATTATCTATTGTCTTATTTAAAATACCTTCTGCTATTAATTTAGCAACTATGTCTTTATGTCTAATATAATAATCTGTATCTGCTTTACTATCTACGAAGCACACTTCTATTAATATTGCAGGAGCTTTTGTATGACTAAGCCAGTAAAGACCTCTTGCGTCCGATTTTGCACCTCTATTTTTAAATATTGTTGATAGTTTTTTGTTAACTCTTTCAGCATATACCTTACCATTGTTAGTTTTGTATATTGTCTCTGTACCCATAGGATTTAGAGTTGTTTTATTTGCGTTGAAATGGATTTGTACTGCTAAGTCTACATTTTGCCTATTGGCAATTTCACATTGTTCTGCTAAATAGTTATTAGATTTATCTACTTTTCCAGTATACACAATAGCTCCACCTTGTTTCAACCATTTAACAATTAAATCAGTTAAAATTCTATTTTCTTTTCCTTCATCTATATAACCAACTGCCCCTGTTCCTTTTCCTGTTAGTGTATGTCCTGGTACTATTACTACTTTCATCATTTATCACCTTCTTTCTGTAGCATCACCTTTATATCTGTTACATCTTCCTTTATTTCCTCCACATCAGTTTTCATTGCTCCCATTTCAACAAGTATATTTTTATTGATTTCTTGTTGTTGTGTTGATAGTTCAATAAAGTTTTCTACTGTCTTTTTATACATGTCTCTATCTTCTTTTTTCTCTTGCATAGTATTTTTGAATAATAAAGCACATAAGATTCCTATTGCTCCTAAACTACTTAATTCTGTTAATAATTGTTCCATGATGACCTCCTACTAAAATTGATATAAAAAAAGAACCTTTTATACTTTATATAATAGGTTCTATTGGTGTATCTTCTTTGTTTAATAAATTTGTTAACTCTGTATACTCACTTTCTTTTATTCTGTTCATAGCGTAAAATACATCTAACTTAGTCTGCAACTCTTCTTTAGTTTCATAATTTTTTTGTTCAATCATTCTTTTTAAAATATTATACATGTTGTTCCCTCCGTTTTTTATAGTTTTATAACACGTTATTTGTGTTAAGTTCTAATATAGCAATTCTATAAGCATTATCTATTAATAGATTGTCTTGCTCCTTTTGATTTTCTTCTAAAATTGTACCTCTATCAAGTGATTGTTCTGGTTTGACTGGATTGATTTGTAATTCTAACCACTCATTATAAGACTGTTCACCTGTTTTAATAATTTCTCCTTTGCTTATTAAAGGTGTCCACAATTGTCCATTATCTGCAATAAAAAAATTATCAATTCCTATATTATCAATTTCTTCTTTTGAAAAATTATGTTCTCTTATTATTCTAAACTTTATTTTATTCATTTTTAAACCTCCAAATTTACAATAACACTAATCAAAATTCCCTTGTCTGTAATATCATGACCTGGAGTTAACATCAGTATAGTATTATTTACACAAGCTATACCTACAGTATCAACTTGTTCACAAGAAGAATTCATAACTGGACAAGAATAGTTTTGTCTTGATATTCCTAAAGGTAATTTAATTATTGCTTCTTCTAAAACAGTAGAAGATGTACTCTTTGTAACAATCATGTTTACAAATAAGTATTTTCCTACCTTTGTAATAGTAGCTGATTGCCATACTTTATCCCATCCATTTATGAATTTAAAGTCAACATTACTTTCAGTTAATGTTGTAATGTCTTTTAAATTTTCTCTAATAACTTCTATATGGCTACCTAAATTTCGTGTACTTTCAAAACTAACATTTGGTATCGTAATACCTGAGCTACAAATAAATCCCGTTTGATTATCATATTGCTCTAAATTTAGTAGACCAAGTTCAACTTCTCTTGGTATTTCTAATTCATAAATTATTTTTAAAGGATTTTTCTTTAATTTTTCTTTAAAATTAGCAATGCTAAAAGGAGATATTGAGGTATCTACTATATCTATTACACCTATTCCATTTTCTGTTGATATAGACAATGCTGATTCGGTCTGAACATTAAATATATAATCTACATGAGATTGCTTGTATAAGTTAGTTATAAACTTAGACATATCTAATCTTAATACAGATATATCTAAATTTAATCTAAACTCATACATTCCATGCACTTCTATCCAGTTTTCATTACCATTAAAAACTATTTCTTCACATCTTTTTATTAGTTTATAGGAACCATTTTTGTAAACTATTTCATCTCTTATTCCATTTGCTAAACCTCTTAATGTATGTGGAATTGTCTTTTTATCATATTTATTTCCTTTAGTTATAATTGTTTTATTCCCATTATCATGTAAATCTTTTATTATAGTAACTCTTAGATACTTTGCATTTTTAGGACTTCTAGCAACATAAAAAATATCTTTATCTCCTATTATTCTTTCATTTAATGGTGCTGGTATGAAACTTTTATTTATATCATACCAACAAATATTTCTACTACAATTATAAAAAGTATACTCTGTATCTGGTTCTATTTCTATATAGTCTAGGGTATATTTATGATTACTAGCTTCAGAAATAAGTTCCTCTCCATTAAGATATTGTAAAATATAATTATCTTTAAAATCGGCATTCTTATTAAAGATATTAATTCCACTATATTGATAACTTAAAAATTCTATTTTATCTCTTTGCCCAACACTTAATAGTTCATTAGAGTAATCTATATTAATATCTGTATAATCTCCTTCTAATATGGTAATTTTCAAACTTACTTCATAACCAGATGTAAGTGTATCGTTATCTAAAACACTCCTTAAAACAGCATTACAATCACTTAAGTCTGATATTGTTGTAAATGTATATTTAAATTTACCAATTACTCCTCCTGGTATAGCTATATTTGTCAGATTAGGAATAAATACTGAATTTTCTTCGCCTAAACTATGAATATATATTCCACTTGTACTCGGTAAAGTGTTTTTATCAACATCAACTATGATTGTATATATGGTATCTGGTTTATATGAAGTGTAATTGATTGTAAAAAAATTAGAATATCTTATATCATTTTCTGTTAGTATATTTATTTTTCCATCTACAAAAGTTGCTTTCCATAAAGAAAAATCTGAACTAGTTTTTCCCCATAAATCAATTAATGTCTTTCCTTCTATATTAAAATTAGTTAAATAGCCCTTTTTGCTATTTTCTATTATATATTCTCCTGTATCAGTACTACATTTTATATTGTCAATTTCTTTGAGATTTTCTATATCATCAATTTTATTTTCTAGAACTTTTAATAAAGCTTCTATCTTTACAGATGAATAAGTAGTTGTTTCAGTACTTCTATTATCATCAATAGTTGCTGAAATCATGTTAATAGATGAGTTTCCATTTACAACTATACATTCCAATTCATTGTTTAATTCATTAAAAACTTTTATACTATTATCATCTAAAATTTGGTATGAGCAAAATACATTGTTATTAGTAGATTTATCTATTAAACTTACAATCACTTTTCTAGTTACAAGGTTATGCTCAACTATAGCTGTGTATACATTTTCTTCTAATATCCAGTTATTTATTGATATATCTTTAGATACAGATACATTAGGACCTCCCTGAATTAATTTTTCTAAATCTTCTTTATTTGCTTTCTTACTAAGTTCTAGGTTAATATTATCCTGCTCATTATTTAATTTATTAATATTTTTTACTACATCTTCATTTAACAATTAATCACCTTCTTCTAATAAAAGTTATTTTGTACTATTTAGCATAAGCCATGCATCCCCACGCTCCAGAATCTGAACTCTCTGTAAACTTACATCCTCCTACACATATATATTGTGCAGTTGCTCCTGTTCCTTGATGAATAGGTCCTGTTGTTGTTGTTCTTGTTGCAACTTGTGAACCAGTTTGTAAATGACTTATTGTTCCTGTTGTATTAGTGCCATTACTCCATGAACCTATTGTTAAACATATAAATATACATTGATTTGGTGTTGTACTACTTACCATGCCCCCTGTATCATTTGAATTTCTACTACCACTATCTATTACAGCATTAGAGCCTTTTGCAAAATATGTAGTATTTTGAGTAGAAGTGCTAATATTACTATAATTAGTTTGTAAGTAGCTTGAATTTGCTAGACTAGTTCTTCCAATTTCAGTTTTAAGTATTTTATTAAGCGCAAGCGGGCTTTTAGAAATAGATAACATGGCTGTCGAGCTACTTGCGATGGCAGACATGGCTGTCGAGCTACTTGCGATGGCAGACATGGCTGTCGAGCTACTTGCGAT